TGAGCTCCATCAAAGTAAATAAAGATATTGCCATCAATTAGAAAATCTGTAATTAAATTACGTTTAAAAGAGCTAATATCCTGAAACAAATTTGGCTGGACATTCAATAACTTATCTACTTTAGATCTACGAATTCCAGTAACAACGCCAGGTATAGTAGTTTGATTTACAACAGACTTCATCTCTGCAACATCATCTACGATCATATTTACACCGCGATTTACAATTTCTAAAGTTTCGTAGAATTTTTCGTAGCTTTGGTGACGTTCTAAAGACGATATTTTATCTGAGCCGAAATACTGCTGAATAGGATTCAGCTTTTCGAAATACTCATCGTCATCAGATTTTTTCTTTGTAAAGATATTGTTATACCAAGCCATGCTTCTCTCTTTGAATGGTAACCCAGGTCTTTTGCTTAGGAGCTGTTACTAAACTAGGATTCCTGCCGTACACTGAATGTAGTTGCTGATGGTGACTGTGGCATAGAGTTACTGTCTCATCATATAGTTCTTTTGCACAGTCCTCTATAAACTCATCTCTCCAGACAACTATATATTCGTCTGTGTAGTGCTCAGGTCTCTCTTTTTGTTTAGTCTCAAGCCAAAGTCTGAGCAAAGCCGTCAAAGTATAAAAGTGGTGAAAATCTAGCTTCGTTTTCGCTCCACATATATAACACTCTGTACCTTTGTTATACTTTGATTTTGCACGATCCCTTATGTACTTGACTGGATCTCTCTTCAGCTTTTTCATATTTATATCCAGAATTATATCGCGTGTTAGATAAATTGTCAAACATTATTTTTAACTAGGTATCATTAAAACGTAGTTGTAGCCGTTTCAAAAGAGTACAACGCATATCTTAGCGCATCTGCCATATGTGACGCTCTATTGTGTTTTGGCTTTTCTTTCAACAAGTTAGGGTTTGGGTCCCATTGATACTGGTCCAAACAAGACAATACTTCGGAAGCTCTTTGATCTACCATTAGCTTATCGTTATCCACTATACCTGCAACATGCGAGATTCCGTCCAAGACACTTTTCTTTGCATTTATTGTAGATATGTCATAATTTTGAGCAAAATCGAATCGAGTTTGTTGTGCCGCAGAGTCTATATAGATATAGTCTATATCATATCTATCTATCATCTCTTTTATTTTTGCTGCGTGCTGCTCAGTGGTTCTCTCTGCATCTAAGTATTCATCTAGTACATAATATTTTTCTTCGTCCCAATCATAGGCAATTACGCAAAAAGCAGTAGGATCTCTATATCCTACATCGAGCCCTGCAAATACATCCATTTTACTTGTATCTAACTCTTCGTTGTTAGATACGCACTGTTCGTGATCAAAGTTCCATATCTGACCTTCATAAGTATTAAAGTCAGCTTCGTATTCCTGGCGGAACTCCGCATCTGACATACTTTTTCGAGCTTCTCGAATATCGCTTTCTGACATTCGAGGATTATCTTTATAGGTAGCTTTTATCGAGCACCATTCTGGGAACTCATCATTAAAGCCTCTGTCAAAAAATTCTGCAAACCAGTTGTTTCTGCCACGAGGAGTAGAAATGAATATAGCTTTTGAATTATCTTTATCTAGAGTAGGACGAAGTGCTACGTTAAAAGCATCTCTGCCATCTGCAAGTGCTGCTTCATCAAAAATAATAAGATCGTAGGATCTACCTACCGCAGAGTCCACCTGATTGACAGAACCCATTCGTATAGTAGATCCATTGGAAATCTCAATTACTTTGTCTTTTGCGTTATCTCGTGTAACTTCCAAGTCAAAGTGCTTTATTAAATTTCTCTGTAGATCAAAAGAGATTTGAGAAAGAGAATAGTTAGGAGACATAATAAGAATATTAGATCCAGGTACTAGAGACACAAGCTGCCCTATAATGTTTGCAATATAAGTTTTACCCTGACGTCGTGATACTGCTGCGCAGACAAAACGATACTTAGGGCTATTTATTGCATTAATTATAGCTACCTGAGAAGGCAACGCTTCTATATTCAGAAGCTCTAAATATGGTGCAATTGGTAGCTTTAGAAACCTAGACTCAGAAGAGTACTCTAAAAATTCATCTGATACTATATCAGACCTACTAATCTCAACTGGCATTTATTTTTTGTCCTTTACGGCATCAGAAGCAAAGAAAGCAGAAACAAGTACTGCAATAGAAGCAAAGTAAGTTGGAGCGATATCTGCGATAAGTGCAGATGCTTTGTCTAAACCAAGCAATGAAGTAATAGCGATGCCACAAGGGTATACTAGCAACCCAATTAGTGAAAACCAGGCCATTTTACGAATTGCATCACGCTGGGCATCTTTATCTTCGAGCTCTTTTCTTTTAAATTCAAGATACATTGCCTGCTCTTCTGGTGTTACAATACCATCGCCATTTGTATCTGCAGGATGGTATCCCTTGTGTGTTTCTTCCATTACATATCTCCACAATATGAACTTGGGTAAGCTCTACCCTTTCCGTAAATTATTCTGACCCCGCCACCTAGAGATCTGTCTGTTGTATAGTACAGTTTAGTTATGGTGTATCCAGTATTATTATAATAATCATCACTAGTGCTGTCAATACTACCCGAGCCTCCGCCCCTGCAGTAGGAGTTATGAGGTGCAGCACCTAAATCTGTAAACACGTCTCGACTGCCGCAAGATATGGCCCAGTCAGAACTGCTAGTTGCCTCTTCGCCGTCAGAGCCAGCCCCGTATAAGCCTACACCGCCTCCTGCGTAGCAGCCGCCATAACCCGACTTGCCACCGTAGCCACCGCCCGAATTGTAGTCCGGCCAGTCTCCTGAATTTCTAGTCATACTGTTATACCCATTGCCGTCGCCTCCATTACCGCCGTCCCCAGAATATCCTCCGGCCCCGCCTCCTCCACCTCCATGAGGAGGATTGTAATTAAGCTCTCCTTCATCTATCGCCATGCCGTAGTTTCTGCCTCCTTGGCCCCCGTCTCCACCGCCGTCATACCCAAGCGAAGAGCCGCCTCGACCTCCAGGAGCTCTCAGCATTACACCTGTAGACCAAGAGCCTGTGTAGTTGTAGGCATATCCTTCATAATGCGTACCATCTGCTCCTCCCTCTGCCCAAAGAAGGATATCTTCTCCCCTCTTTATATAAGAGCCGTCAGAGTGCTCCCAGTTTCCTGAGTTGGCATCGGCGTAAAGGGTACCGCCATCGTAAGTAGTACCCCCAATAACAATAGTTAGTTCTTCTCCTGGAGTTACTGGTATTTCTATCTGGTATGACAATCCGCCTCCACCGCCGCCTCCACCGCCTTGAAACCAGCCGCCGGAGGTGTACCCGGAACAGAGACCATAACCTCCCCCAGCACCGACGCATACTGCGCTGATACTAGTTACGCGATCAGGAACTGTCCAGGTTGTAGTAAGCGTATTAGTATTAGTTGAACTAAACACAGTACCGCTACCGTTCTGAAAAAAGATAGATTGGACGAAAGTGAGGTTTTCACAGCTTTCCTCATTCAGCTCCATAGTTCCAGCTAAATGAAGTCCGTGAATCATGAGATGCCACCACCACTGATTATAAACTCGTCAGTGCCGACACAAACAATAGAAGCATAGCCTCTTGGGCTTAGTGTGATAGATGTTTGAGCAATTGTAGTGCCAATAATATATAAATCTACAGCACTCGAAGTCAGTGTAATTGATGATGTGCCATTATTTGTAATACTTATTACATTACCGGCTGTAAATGTTGAAGCAGGAAGAGTAACATTCGAGTTTGTAATAATAAGTCTTCCAGAGTCTGCAGCAGCTAAAGTGTAGGATGCAGTTTTAGTCAGCGCAGTTAGTCCTGGAGGAGCTTGGACATCTTCAAATGAAATACCAGAAGCAGTTTTTGTAAGTACTTGATTAGTAGTAGCACTAGAGGTGTCAATATCACTTAAGTCATTGAGTGCTAGGGATAAATCTGTAATTTGACTCTGTGTAATAGATAGAGCGGTTTGGTGTGCTGTAACATCATCTTGTGTTACTGTGTATCCTGTAATATAGTTTGCGCCGTTTGTGAGCTGATTATTATTAGTTGGAATTGTAGGTTTATTTGTAAGATCGGAGTAGCTGCCGCTGAAAGCATCAGTAATACCATAACCACTAATAGTATCAGGCTTATTAGTTAAGTCTACAAAAGAGCCGCTGAAATAGGATGGAGTAGCAAAACTAAATACCCCACTTCCATTCGTAGTAAGCACGTCCCCAGAAGTTCCATCTGTAATACCTAGGTCTGCTATAGATACATTACCTGTTGGGAATAGGGATGCACGGGAGTTTGTATTATATGCCATTTTTTATTACCACTTAACTTTGTCGGCCCAGTATGCTGCGCTCATTTTTCCTTTTGCAATATTCTTTGCATGACGAGCTTTAAAAGAACGTCTTCGAGCTGCATAAGACTTACTCTCTCCTTTTTTCTTAGGAGAACCTTTTACGCCCTGCTGACCAAAGCGAATAGTTTTAATCTTATTGCCCACCTTAGCAACAACAACGTGTGATTTCTTTTTATGTCCAGGGGTGCGCTTTGGTTTATTAAATCCAGAAACACCTGCTCTTTTTAGTGCAGGATGCTTTTTTCTAGTACTTCCTTTTCTTGCCTTTTTTCTTGCCATTCTTTTTAGCTCTGCGCAATAGAGATACCATTCTCTTTGCGGATGCTGCAGATTTTGCAGTTGCTTTTTTACGCCACTTACTACGTTTTTTCACATATACAGTTCGTCCACTTGTTTTATAGGGCATTATACAAATCCATCAGGCCACGCACTTTTTGAAGTACTTTCATCTTCGATCTCATCTTCTATCTCATCTTCGATCTCATCTTCGATTTCATCGTTGTATACTTCATCCGATGTGCCAAGCTCTTTAGCGATAAAGGCTTCAGCAGCAGCATAGCTTCTAAACTGCTTAACTCCGCCTGTTGGCAGATGCACTTTAAATTTATTTCGTAGTTTCGTAATTTCCATAATTTTCCTCTAACGTAGGAACCAACCTACCCCTCCGCTGATAAGAGCTACTAAAACTGCCCAGAACATCTTTTCACCTGCGCCTATACTAATGGCTCCTTTATCAAGCCTTCGATCGTGCTCGTCAAGACGATGTTCATGCTCTAGAATTTTTGAAGACATATCTAATTGAGATTTGTCCATCGAAATAATTTTTTCTTCTACGCGAGCTAAAGCTACAACAGTATCTGCTAGCTTGTCGATCTTTTCTTCTATTCTATCTAGACGCTTGCCTTCATTATCAAGATGATTCTGTAATACTAGTTCTAAGTCACTCATGCGTTTTCTTTTAGGAGTTTTTCCATTAGCTTGCCATAATTACCCTGGCCAAAGGGAATGCTCTCATTAATTTGAACATTTGTTTGGTTCTTAATAGTAGAGCTCTCCGCTTTTAAAAGATCTGCTTGAGCTTTAATTTCATCCATTCGCATCTTGTGAGCCATTTGAAGTAGGTCTGCCAAATCTTTATTTGAATAGACACCACTTTCTTGAGCTTCTTCAAGTTTTGACTGAATCATATCGTCCAGAACGCTTGCTATATTGTTTTTATTCCGATATCCCATGTCGAGATAAACAGTATCAATATACTTTTTAACTTCTCTTTTATTTAGAAGTGATACAACTTTATTTTCCGGAACCTGCAAATAGTCGCAGACAGCACGAATGTTTCCGAATTGCAAATAACAATTCGCTATTTCAAGCCCTTCCGGGGAAATTGTAGTTACTTCTTTAGTCATACACAAATTATACTTGTATTAAGATTGTTTGTCAAGAGTTATTTTTCAGTACGTTACTGACTTAATGGGTTATCTAGTGCTTTTTGTATTCTGTCGTTTAGTTGTACTTCCAGGTCCTTCAGCTTTCTATCCGAGTCTGATCGCATTGCATCTCGTTTATTTTCAAAACGCTCTTCCGCATTATCAATCATAGTGCGCACTTTCTCTTCGCTACCTCGTACCATATTCTCTACTCGAGTTACCTGTCTTTCAATAGCGAGTAAATCATCACGAAGCCCACTCTTAATATCTCGAGTATAGTCTATAGCTTCATCTAGCTTTGTCTCGATTACATCGTTTCGTGCTTGTATATCTCCTACATCAATATTTGCAATAATTTCTTTCATATCCATGTAGTCTTTATATACTTCAAAGCCTCCCCAGGCTGCACCACCGAGAGTAGAGAGTGCAGTGACTAAAGCGAACATTTTTCCGCCTTTGAAAGTCATTCCACCAAATTCAACTTCTGACATTTTAGTTCTCAAACTTAAGCGATCTGAGCTGCTGTATTTCTTGCTTTAGCTTCTGTACTTCAAGTCGCTTCTTCTCTAGCTCTAGTTGGTAGAGTGTGTTACAATTAATTCGTTCTCTTGGCCCGTCAAGAGGAATTGTTATACGGGCATAAAGTCCTATGTCTTTCATATCAGGATCTACAATATCTTCGTCTGTAGATACTATACCTGTTACTCCAAACTCAAAGTTAGTGCTGCCGCCGATTGCATTTGAACAGTCTAAATC